AAGCTGTAGAATTTGCGGCTCGCTCATATTGGGGTGATCCGGAGAAATTTATGTTTAGAGCTAATATAGATACTTTTAATACACCTGTACTATTAGAAAACGGTAGTGATAGAGCAAATAGAACAACAATGAATGTTTTAGTTAATGGATATATTATACCTAGTGGTATTAATGCTGCAATGGCAGGACCTAGTCCTAAATCATATAATGTTACTAAAACTGTATTTAAAGAAACAATAATCTAATATATATTTATTATATATGGCAACAATAAGTACTTCAGGAATAGCAAGTGGTAGTGTAATAGAACCTTCCCACATTTTAAGACCAATAGAAGCCCTAAATGGCGAAACGGGACCTTTTGATATTACTATATCAGGGTCATTAAATGCATCAGGTAGTTTTAGAATAGCTACTTCCAGTATTGTACAAGTTTCTAATCATGCTGTTGTTTTAACTTATGATACATCTTCAGGAGATGTACGTTATACAAGTCATACATCAGGTACATCAGGTACATCAGGAACTAGTGGAACATCGGGAGCAGATGGAGCAGCTGGTACATCAGGTACTTCAGGTAATAGTGGTACAAGTGGTTCTTCGGGAAGTTCAGGTACTTCAGGTACAAATGGTACATCTGGTACTTCAGGTTCTTCAGGTTCTTCGGGTTCAAGTGGAAGTCTTTATAAATCTACTTCATCAAGTGGTATTTCAATAGCAACCGGAGGTATTAGTGTAACTATAGGTACAGGTTTAGCTTATGTAGCGGGTAATTTTATTACTTTTGTTTCTACAGCCAATTCAGCTAATAATGTAACTGGTACAATAACAGCTTATAATTCTGGAAATGGAGCAATAAGTGTTACTATAACAAAAATTAATGGTAGTGGTACTTTTAGTAGTTGGAATGTAGATTTAGCTGGCCAACCAGGTTCAGATGGTTCGGATGGAGCAAGTGGTACATCAGGTACATCAGGTACTTCAGGTACAAATGGTAGTTCGGGTTCATCAGGTACTTCAGGTACAAATGGTAGTTCAGGTAGTTCTGGAAGTTCTGGTAGTTCGGGTACTTCGGGTGAATTTGCACCCACAGGTTCTTCGGAAATATCCGGGTCAATAATTATTACAGGTAGTTCTACACTAGCTTTTAGAGTATCAGGTAGTAGTGCCTTTACAGGAAGTTTATTTGTAAGTGGAGCCGTATCCTCAAGTGCTGGATTTAGTGGCTCATTCCAAGGTGATGGTTCTAGTTTATCTGCAGTATCGGCAATTTCATCTTCTACAGCAGTATTAGCACAAACAGCTTCAGTTGCTACTAGAGCTAATGGTTTAGCTTCTACGGTGACAGCAAGTTACGCAGATAAAGCAGATGAAGCAGTAACATCAAATGTAATTCCTGTAACAGTAGTTGATGATGGAGGAAATAAATATGCATTTAATGGAGTAACCGCTCCAAAATTATCACTTAATAAAGGAGAATTATATAGATTTGATTTATCAGATTCAACCAATGGTGGACATCCCTTTGCATTTAGACTACCAGATGATACTTCCTATACAGTAGGTGTAACTACAGTTGGTAGTGCAGGTAGCGCTGGTGCATATGTAGATTTTGATGTTAATTTTGCAACATCAGCTTCCCTAAAATATTATTGTACATCTCATGGTAATGGAATGGGTAATTTAATCACAGTTACAGATTCACATAATTCAATAATTACTGGTTCTTTCACTGGTTCATTTGCAGGAGATGGTTCAAATTTAACTAAAGTAGTACCTACTACTGGTTCTACATCTATAAGTGGATCAATTGAAATTTCGGGTTCAGCATTTATAAGTTCATCACATGTGTTAAGTTTAGCACCTTCTCACCCACTACCAAGTGGAGTTGCTTCTGGTTCATTAGCAGTAACAGGTTCAAATTTAGCATTTTATGATGGTCATCAATGGAAAAAAGTAACTATCGGAGCTTTCTAGGATTAAATTAAAAAGGTTATTATATTATCGTTATGAATATCCAAGCTCATACGAGTTTTATAGGTACAACTGGCTATGCTAACCATGCACAATCTTTTTTTACAGAATTAGATAAATTAACACCTATTAAGGTTAGAAATTTTACTGTAGGAAAATCTTGGAATGGTATTAGTAATACTCCCCATAATAAAGAACCTTACATAACACCGCAAATGAAAAAAATGCTTCATTTGCAAACTTTATGGGATGGTCATCATGAAAGGTATGATAGTCCTATATATAATCATAAAAACGATTATATATCTGATATAGATATAATATTAGAAGAACATGATCATCATTATTTTTATGATGCTTATGATGGATACAGAATAGGTTATAATGTTTGGGAATCTACAAGATATTCAGAACAATTTTTTCAACAATTACTTACTTTAGATGAATTATGGGTACCTACTCAGTGGCAAAAACAAATTTCTATTGAACAAGGTTATCCACCACATAAAATATTTGTAATACCTGAAGGAGTAGATGGCAGAACTTTTAAACCTACTTCTAGACCTCAGAAAAAAAATAAATTTACTTTTATAATAGTAGGTAGATGGGATTATAGAAAAGGAATTAAAGAAAGTATAGAAGGTTTTTTAAAAGCTTTTCCTGATAATAATGAAGTGGAATTATTATTAAATGTTGAAAACCCTTATCCTGTAGATGGTATGAATTCTACAGAAGAAAGATTAAAACATTATAAATTAGAAGATCCTAGAATTAAAATTTTAAAATTTTTAGATAGAAAACAGTATATTAAATTATTACAAAATGCAAACGTATTAATATCATGTGCTAGATCAGAGGGATGGAATTTACCTTTAATTGAAGCGTTAGCTTGTGGAACTCCATCAATTTATACTAAATGTTCTGGTCAATTAGAATTTACTGAAAATAAAGGATTAGGAGTAGATATTTTAGGTGAAGAACCCGCTACTAATAATCAAAATTTATCATATGAACATAATATACCTGGTAATTTTTATACTCCTGATACTAAAGATTTAGTTAAAAAAATAAAAGATTCATATAATAATTATAATCTTTGGAAAAAATGGCATTTACAACGTTCTAAATTTATAAGAGAGGAATTTTCTTGGAAAAACCAAGCTAAAAAAGCATATAATAGATTATTACAAATAGAATTAAAACCTAAAAATTCAAAACCCAGATTGGAGGTTAATTTTGTAGATGGACCCTATGCATGTTTAAGAAATGCTAAACAATCTTACAAGGTAGAATTTGTAAATCAGGATAATGGTAAAATAGAATATGAAACAGAATTAAAAAATGATCATTGGGGAAAAACATTCCATAGGTATTTTATAAATTGGGAAATAAAAGTTAAAGATAATTTTGGAAATGTTATTATTTCTCACAAGTATAATGCTACAGGTAAAAGAGTATTAATAGAATTAGGTTCTAAATCTTTAGGAGATACTTTAGCATGGTTTCCTTATGTCCAAGAATTTAAAAATAAACATAATTGTAATGTTATAGTTTCTACTTTTTGGAATAAATTTTTTGAAAAAAAATATCCCGATTTAGAATTTGTAGTACCAGGTTCTACTATTCCTAATTTATATGCTATGTACGAAGTAGGTTGGTTTTACGAAGATGAAACAAATAAATTAAATGGATTTAAACAACCCTTTGATCCCAAATCTTATACTTTACAACAAACCGCTACTAATATTTTAGGTTTAGAATATAAAGAAATTATCCCTAAAATGGATTACAAAATTAGCAAACGCCCTATTAAAGAAAAATATGTTTGTATTTCACCCCATGCATCAGCTGGTGCAAAATATTGGCAACACCCTACAGGATGGCAAGATGTTATTAATTATTTAAATGATAATGGTTATAAAGTAGTACAAATATCAAAAGAAAAACATAATGATAATTGGGAAAATGGAAAATTACCATTAGGAAGACCATTTAAAAATATAATAGATAAAACTGGAAATATTCCTATGGATGATATTATTAATTTAATACATCATTCGGAATTATATATAGGTGTTTCTAGTGGTTTAGCTTGGTTATCTTGGGCTTTAAAAAAACAAGTAGTAATGATATCAGGATTTAGTTCTGATTGGACAGAATTTACTACTAATATAGAAAGAATTATTAATAAAGATGTGTGTAATTCATGTTTTAATAATTTTAAATTAGATGCTTCTGATTGGGATTGGTGCCCAGTCCATAAAGATACTTCACGTCAATTTGAATGTACTAAAAAAATATTACCCGAAACTGTAATAGAAGGCATTACTCGTAGCCTTGTTTAATATTTATTAGGGATAACCCTAGGTAAACCCAAATAACGTTAAATGGCTACAATAAGTACCTCAGGCATTGCAAGTGGAAGTATAATCCGCGCCGAACATGTTTTAAGAGTCATAGAATCCCTTTCAGGTGATGACGCGAACGATATATTAATTTCAGGTTCAGTTGGTATAACTGGAAGTTTTACTATTACAAGTGGTAGTATAACTAAAACAGATGCCGCTCCTATGTTACTAGCATATAACACAAGTAGTGGTGCAGTAACTTTTTCTGATAGATCATCAACTTCTGGTACATCTGGTACTTCAGGATCATCAGGTTCATCTGGTACATCCGGATCATCTGGTACTTCAGGTACATCAGGTTCTTCAGGTAGCTCAGGATCATCAGGTACATCAGGTTCTTCGGGTACTTCAGGTACAAATGGTACATCAGGTACTTCAGGACAAGACGGCCATCTTTATAAATCTACTTCTTCAACTAACTTAACTATAGGTACAGGTAATAAAACCTTTACTACAGGAACTGGTTTAGCTTTTGTAGTAGGAATGCATGCTATTATTATAGATGCTAGTAATGCAGATAATTACATGACTGGTGAAATTACAGCATATAATTCTGGTACTGGAGCTATGACTGTAAATGTTGTAGTAATAGGAGGATCGGGAACTAAAAGTAGTTGGAATGTTAACTTAACAGGTGAATATGGTACTAATGGTACTTCAGGATCATCTGGTACTTCAGGACAATTCCCACCAACTGGTTCTACAGAAATATCCGGTTCTTTAAATATTACTGGTAGTAATGCTCCCGCTTTTAGAATTAGTGGTAGTAGTACTTTTACAGGTAGTTTATTTACTAGTGGAAGTAACATTTCAACTGGAAGTTTAATAACCAGTGGTAGTAATATAACTACGGGTAGTTTTATAGTTAGTGGAAGTAATACTTTATCAGGTAGTTTCCTACAAAGTGGAAGCACCCAAATTACAGGTTCTACTCTTTTATCAGGTTCACTACTTTTAACAGGTAGTAGTGCTTTAGCTTTAAGGGTAAGTGGTAGCACAGCTTTAACAGGTAGTCTATTTGTAAGTGGAACAATAAGTGGTTCATTTATTGGTAATGGTTCTGGATTAACAGGTGTAGCATCACCTACAGGTTCATATACAGGATCATTTACAGGTAGTTTCCTTTCACATACTGCCTCTTTTAAAAATGGTGCTACCGTAAGTGGGAGTTTATTACAAAGTGGTAGTACACAAATTACTGGTTCTACTTTATTATCCGGTTCTTTATTTTTAACCGGTAGTAGTGCAGCAGCATTAAGAATAAGCGGTAGCACATCTTTAACAGGTAGTTTATCAGTTAGTGGTAGTACAACATTATCAGGAAGTGTTTTGATTGCTACTTCTAGTATTGTTCAAAATAATAATCTTCCCGCTATACTTTCTTATAACACATCTTCAGGAGTAGTAGCTTACACTACAGGTAGTTTAGGTGGAGGTGGTGGTGGAGGTCCATTTGTAGAAACTGGATCATTTTATGCTACTACAAATGATATTCAAATAACTGGGTCATTAAGTGCTACTTCTATTACAGAAACTTCTACTTTAAGATTTAAAAAGGATATTGAAGAAATGGACAGTCAATTAAACATTGTTTATAATTTAAGACCTGTAGATTTTACTTGGAAATCTAATGATGAAGAAGATAAAGGTTTAATAGCTGAAGAAGTACAATTGTTATACCCAGAATTTGTAACATTAAACGATGACGGTACTGCACAAGGTATAAAATATAGTAAATTAGTATCTGTATTAGTCAAAAGTATTCAAGAATTAAAAGACGAAGTAGAGTTACTCAAGACAAAAGTAAATGGCTAAGAATGTTAGAATAGTACCTGCATCAGGTTCTATCTTCTTTACAGCAGACGGCTTTGATGTTACTGGTTCAGTTAGATTACAAACAGTAGGAAGTACAGAAGATGTACAATTTATAGATGGTAAAACTAATGAATCTATAATTTTAATCCATAAAGATGCTGCTAGAGTAGGTATAGGATTAACATCTGCATCTGCCAAATTAGAAGTTTCTTCTTCCGTAAATGAAACCCCATTTATAGTTAGTACCCCAAGTAGTAGTTTAAAAATAAATAAAGAAGGTATTTTAGAAATATCCGAATATAGTGGAGTAGCTACTCCAGTAGACGGAGGTTTAATATATAGTGCATCACAATTCTTTGTTGGAATTTAAATATTTATTAATATAATCAAATTATAGGATATGCCAAGTTGGAAAAAAGTAATTGTTTCAGGATCCAATGCTGAATTAAATGATTTAAGTGTAGCAAAGGCCTCGGGTTCTTTTTCAGGTTCATATCAAGGTGATGGTTCTAGTTTAACTGCCGTCACAGCAATTTCCTCATCTACAGCTATATTAGCCCAAACTGCTTCAGTAGCCACTAGAGCAAATGCTTTAGCAGCTACAGTAACAGCTCCTTCTGCTTCTACAGCAGTATTAGCCCAAACTGCTTCAGTAGCCCTAACAGCTAATACAGCTTCAGTTGCTACCAGAGCTAATGGTTTAGCTCCTACAGTAACAGCCTCTCAAGCTGATGATGCTACAACCGCTTCATTTGCATCTACAGGAGATGGACTATTTAGTGGTTCATTTAGTGGTTCATTCCAAGGTGATGGTTCAAGTTTATCAGGAATTGCAACTACATTAACTATAGATGCAGATTCAGGAGGTACATCTACAGTTGCATTAAGTTCTCAAACATTTGATATTGCGGGTACTAGCAATGAAATAGAAACTAGTGTATCAGGACAAACAGTAACAGTAGGATTGCCTAGTGATGTAACCATAGGTCAAGATATAACAATTACTAGAGATGCTATAGTTAATAGAAACTTAACAGTTCAAGGTACTGCTTCATTCCAGAACACAACAGATTTGGATATTGCAGATAGATTTATTAGATTAGCATCTGGTTCAAATGCAGTAGGAGAAGGAGGTTTTGTAGTACAACAAGGTTCTAATGGTAGAGGTGTAGCATTTGCTTATGATGTTAACACTTTAAGATTTGGTTCTACAAGCTCATTTGATGCTACTCAAAATTTAATTGAACCCGATACATTTTTTGTAAATGTAGTAGAAGGAGGAAGCGGTGATAATGACCCTACAGATACTGTTAGTAGGTATACTAAAAAGGGTAATTTATTTGTAGCACACAATGGTGATATTTACATATATTCGTAATTTTTTCAAAAAAATATTTATGGGTTTTAAAGCAAATAGTTTACAAGTTAAGGAGGATACAAGAAAATATTCTAAACCACAAACTGAAGATCTATTATTAAATAAAGATGATCTTGAATTTTTATTAGGTTTAGTAAAAAATTCTACTTTTAAAGGAGAACAAATTGAAATGATATATAATTTAACTTCTAAACTCCAAAAGGCGTATTTAGAAATAGATTAATATTTATATCAAATATTATTGGCCCTTAGGGGAAGTGGGCAGGCAATCCTGTAACCAACCGTAATAGAACATAATGCCTAGTTGGAAAAAACTTATTGTTAGTGGCTCTGACGCTACTGTATCTTCACTTTTTGTTGCTAATCAAGTAACAGGCTCTTCTTTTACAGGTTCATTTACAGGTTCTTATAGTGGTGATGGCTCCAGTCTTACAGGAATTAGTGTTATAGGTTCTAGTAATCCTTCTACATTTACTTCCGATTTTACTACTACAGCCAATACTTTCACTAGATTATTGGGTGATATAACTATAGATGATGGAGTTACATTTACTGTAACGGCAGGATCATTTGTAAAAATAGAAGAATTTTAATGTATAGTAAATATTTATATATATGAGTGTTTTAAAAGTAGGTGCAATACAACCCAATTCTGGAACTAAAGTAAATATTACTGGTAGTACATTATTAGTTACAACAGCAAGTGGACATTTTAGTGGTTCATACGAGGGTGATGGTTCAAGATTAGAAGGAGTAGCAGGGTTCCCATTCACTGGTTCAGGTCAAATTTCAGGTTCATTATTAGTAACAGGTAGTTCTACATTAGCGTTAAGAGTTAGTGGTAGTAGTGCTTTTACAGGAAGTTTATTTGTTAGTGGTACTTTAAGTGGATCATTTTCAGGTAGTGGTGCTTCTTTAACTGGAATAGTTAGTTCATCTACAGCGGTATTAGCACAAACTGCTTCAGTATCAACTAGGGCTAATGGTTTAGCACCCACTGTTACAGCTTCTTTTGCCGATATATCTACATTAGCAAGAGCTGGTTCAGGATCATTTAGTGGTTCATATCAAGGTGATGGTTCATTATTAACAGGTGTAGTTGCTTCAGGTTCGATACAATCAGCCTCTGTAGCTATAAGAGCAACAACTTTAAGTCCTGCCGCAACTGCTAGTTTTGCAGATAAAGCAGATGAAGCAGTAACATCTATAGTAATACCAGTAACTGTAGTTGATGACGGAGGAAATAAGTATGCATTTAATGGAGTAACAGCCCCTAAAATATCATTAAAAAGGGGTTCAAAATATAGATTTGATTTATCTGATTCAACTAACAATGGACACCCATTTGCTTTTAGATTATTAGATGATACTTCATATACCCCTGGTGTAACAACAGTAGGAACTGCTGGTAATGCAGGTGCATATGTAGATTTTGATGTTAATTTTGCAACATCAGCCTCTTTAAAGTATTATTGTACATCCCATGGAAATGGTATGGGTAATAGGGCTCAAATAATAGATGTATTGGATGGTATAACTAGTGGTTCATTTAGTGGTTCATTCCAAGGTGATGGTAGTGAATTAAGTGGAGTAGGTGCCTTTCCATTTACAGGTTCTGGAACTATATCGGGATCATTATTAGTAACAGGAAGTTCTACTTTAGCATTAAGAGTAACTGGTAGTACAGCATTAACTGGAAGTCTATTTGTAAGCGGTACAGTAAGTGGATCATTTATAGGTAATGGTTCAGGTCTAACAGGTGTAGGTGGTTTCCCACATACTGGTTCTGCTGATATATCAGGAACATTATTAGTAACAGGTTCAGCATTTGTTACATCATTAACAGAAACATCGGCTTTAAGATATAAAAAATATGTTAAAGATTTAAATTCCGAAACTGATAATATCTATCAATTAAGACCAGTTCATTTTAGATGGCGTGATGATAATAGAAAAGATTATGGGTTAATAGCGGAAGAAGTTGAAAAAATATATCCCGATTTAGTAACAAAAGGGAACAATGGTGATGCTTTAGGTATAAGTTATACTAAACTAACAGCATTACTAGTAAAAACTATACAAGAATTAACAGATCGTGTAGAAAAATTAGAAAATAAATAAATTAAGTTATGGCAATAAAACAAACAAAAGTAACTGACGAAGAACTAAAACAAATTTCCGAATTTCAAGAAAGTATAGATAGAATAACTATTCAATTAGGACAACTATCTTTAAAAAAATTAAGTCTTGATAAAGAAGAAGAATATCTAGAGTCAGAATACGAAAAAATTTTAGAAAAAGAAAAACAATTAGGAGATAATTTAAAAGAAAAATATGGAGAAGCTCAAATTGACTTAAAAACGGGTGAGATAGTGTATCCCAAATAATGTTTTTGAGAACTTCTTATATATTTATCATTGATAAAATAACTAGACAAAAATGGCTGAAACTTTACTATCCCCAGGAGTATTAACCCGTGAGAACGATCAAACCCTAGTAACACAGGGTCCTACCACGGCAGGTGCTGCGCTTTTAGGTCCTACAGTAAAAGGTCCTGTAAACATCCCTACATTAGTTACATCATTTAGTGACTATAAAAATAAATTTGGTGGTGCATTTGAAAGTGCAAGTATCGCATATGAATATCTCACTTCAATAGCTGCTTTTAATTACTTTCAAGCAGGAGGTGAATCAATATTAGTAACCAGAATTGTATCTGGTACGTATTTACCGGCAACTGCATCTGCAGCTGCATTAGGTACAGGATCAGGAGATTATACTACTGCATCCTTTACATTAGAAACCCTTTCACAAGGTGATATAATGAATAACAGAGGTAGTGTTACTACTAGTGGTTCATTAGCAAGTGGTTCTGGTGATAATGTTCGTTGGGAAGTAGCAAGTCTAGATTCAGGAAGTGGTCAATTCAGCCTATTGATCAGAAGAGGTGATGATAATGAAAAAAATAAAACTATACTTGAAACATTTAATGATTTATCATTAGATCCTAATTCTAATAATTATATTGAAAAAGTAATAGGTAATCAAGTACAAAATTTTGATACAGATAGTGACGGTAATAGATTTATTCAAGTTACAGGTTCATTTGCAAATAATTCACAATTTGTAAGAGTAAAATCAGTAGCAAAACCAACACTAAATTACCTAGATAACGATGGAAACTTCAAACCAGAATATACTTCATCATTACCAAAAATAGGTAGTGGCTCATTAAACGGAGTAGCAGAAAGAGGGGCATTTGGTGGAGCAAAAGGACCTAAATTTGGTCTTGGTTCAGGTAATCAAAAATTAAGAATGTTTGATGAAATAAGCGTTGCATCAATCCAAGGTGTAGTTGCCGCAAACTATACTTCTTCAATCGCTTTATTACAAAATAAAGATGAATATGATTTTGAAGTAATAACTATACCTGGTGTAAACATTCAAAACGGTGCTATTGCAGTAACATCATTAATTGATACAGTTACAGAAAGAGGAGATGCAATTGCTGTAATAGATACTAGAAATTATGGTGCTACAATTAATCAAGCAATAACTTCAGCTGGAACAGTTGATTCAAGTTTTGCTGCTACATATTGGCCTCATGTTCAAGTACTATCACCAGAAACAAATAAATTAGTTTATGCTCCTGCTTCAACATTAATACCAGCAGTATATGCAACTAACGATAGATTAGGTGCTGAATGGTTCGCTCCAGCTGGATTTAATAGAGGTGGTGTAGGTGGTGCTATACAAGCAGAAAGAAAATTACCACCTGCTGATAGAGATAAATTGTATGCTGGAAAAGTAAACCCAATTGCTTCTTTCCCAGGACAAGGACCTGTAATATTTGGTCAGAAAACACTACAAACTAAAGCTACATCATTAGATAGAGTAAATGTTCGTAGATTGTTAATAGAATTAAAACGTACGATTGGACAAATTGGTGAAGGATTATTATTTGAACAAAATACAGCTGCTACTAGAGGTAGATTCCTAAACCAAGTAAATCCATTCTTAGAATCTGTACAACAAAGACAAGGTATATTTGCCTTTAGAGTTGTAATGGATGAAACTAATAATACTGCTGATGTAATTGATAGAAATCAGTTGGTAGGACAGATATTTATTCAACCAACAAGAACGGCTGAATTTATAATTCTAGACTTTAATATCACACCTACTGGAGTAGAAATTTAAAAAGGCAATATTTATAATAAACATAAAATAAAATGGCAGTAAAAGATCCCAATGAAATAATGTTCACCGCCTTTGAACCTAAAGTGCAAAATAGGTTTATCATGTTCATTGATGGTATTCCATCATACCTGATAAAAAACGCAGCTGCACCAGGATTTGAAGCAGGTGAAATAATATTAGATCATATTAACGTATACCGTAAGGTAAAAGGAAAAGTCAGATGGAATGACATGAATCTAAGTTTATATGATCCAGTAACCCCTTCTGGAGCTCAAGCCGTAATGGAATGGGCAAGACTAGCACACGAAAGTGTTACAGGAAGAGACGGTTATTCCGATTTTTATAAAAAAGACCTACAATTAGATATATTAGGTCCCGTTGGAGACGTGGTTTCTCAATGGATAATTAAAGGAGCTTATTGTAAAACTGCCAACTTTGGTGAATATGATTGGAGTGCTGATGCCGCAATTAGTCTAGATATCACCATCGCAATGGATTACTGTATCCTAAACTTTTAAGCATACCCCAACCCTCCATACCTTGAAAACAGGTGTTCCTTTTGGAACACCTTTTTCTTTTTATATATTTATATCCGCAAATAATAAGTTATTAATATGGAGAAACAAGTTACAGAAGAAAAATTTAAATTCCCAACCGAAACAGTTGATTTACCTTCTAAAGGATTAATATATCCAAAGGATAGCCCATTATCTTCGGGTAAAGTAGAAATGAAATATATGACTGCTAAGGAAGAAGATATTCTAACTAACCAGAATTACATTACTAAAGGTATTGTATTAGATAAATTAATTGAATCATTAATTGTATCTAAAATAGATTATAAGGACCTAATAGTGGGAGATAAAAATGCTTTATTAATAGCATCTCGTGTACTAGGTTACGGAAAAGATTATGAATTTAGAGCTGTAAATCCCTTAAATAATCAAATTGAAGATTTTACTATAGATTTAACTACTTTAAAAGATAAAAATTTAAATCCTAAGGATTTGAAAGAGGAAGGTTTAAATGAATTTGATTTTACTTTACCTACTTCAAAAAATTTAATTACTTTTAAATTATTAACTCATGGGGATGAAAATTCTATTGATAGAGAATTACAAGGTTTAAAAAAGTTAAAAAAAGAAACTTTACCGGAAGCTTCTACTAGATTAAAGTATATTATTACATCTGTAGATGGAGATAGAGAAAAGAAAACAATTAGGGAATTTGTAGATAATTACCTACTTGCCA